CTAGTCCCTAGGGGATATAGCTTAATCTGGTTAAAGCACTTGTCTTATATACAATAGATTCTGGGTTCAAATCCCAGTATCCCTACAAGGAGGTTAAAATGAATTGGCTACAAGCATCAATTATATTTGGTCCAATGATAGTTCTGTTAATTGCATCTTGGGATGACATTAAATAAAGCAGTTGACTAGAATTATGTATAAATTTCAAAATGATATCAATCTACTACAAAGTATACAAAACAGACATATATACTATCGTACTGACCTAGAGTTGCCAATAGTTACATGGGATGAAGTATTTGTATTATTAGATGAAGATGTAAAAAATGGCAAGAAGTATGGTCAGAAGCGATTTAAATTTGGCGGGTATAAGATAAGGCAGGCACATAGGATCAAAGCTGTTAGAGAGGCCTTAGAGGATTTATTAGAGGTACTCCATGAATCTCCATTGGCTGAAGAAGTAGGAAGTGATCATCAAATATACATGTCCTTAACTACAGATCCATCAGCATATGGTGGAGAACACATAGATATGGAAAATGTTATATTCTGGCAACTTCAGGGACATTCCAGATGGCAGATATATGATAAGACTAATAGTGAAATTGAATTTGATAAAGTAATTGGACCAGGAGATATCCTATATTGTCCTAATGGTAGAAAGCATAATGTTATTGCTTCTTCCCCCCGCTTTGGAGTATCTTTAGGATTTGGTGAACTTAGAGAAAGGCTTTAAGAGTATATGCCAAAACTTTTTGGCACGTTCTTCTATATCTGCCTCTATTTGAACTTGCTTTTGATCTGGATGGGTGTCACTTAAAAAATAAGGACCGTACATCATCTTTGCAAAATGTCTTGGACTCATATTATTATTATACACCCAAATTTATAAAAGGGTTCTTCTGCCGCCGAAGCACTTTTTTTGCACTATTTTTCGCACTATGTTCTACAAAATGATAGAATATAGATATGGAAAATAATTATGTCATAACTAAGGTCGATGATGGTATCTATTATATTGATAACTTTCTAACCCCAAATGAAATTGAAATCATGATGACTGACTGTCTTAAAGAAGACGGATGGTCAATTGGTGAGAACGACTGGGTAAATAACATTAAAGAATGCTCGTCTTCTATGGAATTTCGTATGACAATAAGTAGCCGTGTCCAAGACATTATAAACAATGATGAAGAAGAATGTGACTCAAACACTTTTGTAAATAGACTTCGTGTATCAACTGGCAATGGTAAAGAATGGGCACTTGGAATGCATGCAGATAACCATGAGTATGGAGATGGATCAAGTGTCAATGTTACTAAAGGATACATTGTGTACTTTAACGATGACTTTGAAGGCGGAGAAACTGTTTACATAAACAAAGGAATTAAACTTAAACCTAAAGCTGGAAGACTTCTTGTTCACTCTGGATACAAAGACTACACACACGCAGTAACACATGTAACATCTGGGACACGATATTTTATAACAGGTTTTGTTTTTAAAAAGGGAACATTAGACAAAGGTAGATAGCACAAAACCCAGTCAGAGGCGGATCCGACTGGGTTCTGTTGTGCCTAAGCACATGTAAGGAACTAAAAGCTCAACTTACAATATTATTGTAAAATAGATTCTATCCTAAGTCAAGGATTATTCTACAATAAGATTGTTTTCATCAAGCTTGTCAAAAACTAATCCCATAAGGTATGTAATTGATGGCAAACTTTGGTTCATCTTTTCTTCAGTTTCTTCTTCAGACATTCCTGACTGAATGCACATCATCTTGTTACCGTTTTGGAAAACTCTTGTCATTAAGTTAACAATTGAGTCTCTATCTTTATCCATTTTCTTCTCCTGTTGTATACGCTGGGGCAGGACCTAATAGATAGCCCTGTTCATGATAATTTATCATCTTCTGTGTATCTTCTCCGCCTACAACTTTATTCGAAATTATTGTAAGCAGATCATAAATCCTATGGAGCATAATATATGTCACCATAGGAAGATTATCTTCTAGATTCGTTGTTGGTTGTTCTTCAGTCATTCTCTCTACCTAAATCTTCCCAAAATATTTCTCTGCCCATAGCGTCTGTTATGGGGATTGGTTGTGATTCATTTTGACATTTGCAATCACTGCTTTTACATGTCATTTGGAACCGCCTTTTTTAACTGCTTTTACAATGTCATCGTAAAAGCCAAATCCTATAAATTTTTTGTAGTTGCAAGACAAGCAATACAGATAAAGATTGTCTTGCAAATCTTGATTGGGATAAAGAAGACCTTGATCCATTGGGCATTCCAATTGAGGAACAAGGCCTTCTTCAGCCATTGCTATGTATTTAGATACATACTGTATCCTTTGCATAGTCTCCTACTTCTTTATGTCTGTTGGGAACTTTAAATAAAATTCCTGTGCTCTTTGGGTTAAACCCTTCCAAGCTGACCAATCCTCACCGCCATTAGTCATATGATACGTTATCTCTGCGTTGATTACTGGGTCAAATAATAGTACATTTGACTTCAGGTCGAACTTTTCTTTTCGATCAATTCCGAGGTTACCCAACATATTAATCTGAAAAATTCCATAGGAACTGTCTCCAGTATTCCTGTTGCCATTATATGCCATTGGTCGTCCGTTGGACTCCCTCTTGGCAATGGCCCAAGCCGTTTTAAGGGCTTTTCCTTCAAAACCTACTGCTATCAAAAGATCTTTTAAATCTTCATCTGACAGAGCCTGAGAAGGCTTATAAACAGTATTGCTGTACTTTTCTAAGGTTTCTTTCTTAAGTTGTACTTCTGTCTTTGGTTTTACTATTAGAGCTTGTGAATTTTGTATTGCAATCACAGTATTGTTACTGAATAGAAATAATGTTATCATTACTATAGCAGTCGTACTATGAACAAAATCACTAAGCTTTTGTTTTATATTCTCCATTGGCATTTCCTCCTTTAGAGATAACGAACTATAATCATAGCATTGTCAGTAAGTTACTGTCAAGTCAGTTAACTAGAAAGTAATCATGGAAATATCTCTATTTACGCCTACAACTCACATTAAAAATGCTGGTGGGTATAATTCTGCTTATTTAAACATAAAAAAGTCTCTAGAAGATCTAGGCCATGAAGTACTTTATTCAAACAGTAAACCTGAAGTACAAGTTAATTTTGCACAACCAAATCAATTTAAGATGCACAGGGGACAATATCAAATAGGATATACCCCTTGGGAGTCAACCGTAGTTCCATCTAACTGGTTTCCGATTGCAGATCATGTTGATGAAATGTGGACAACATCTGAATGGAATGCACAAGTATTTGAAGATGCTGGTTTAAAAAAACCAATACATGTTTACAATCATGGTATAAGCGATGTTTGGAAACCACGCAGGAGAAAACCTGATGGTGTTATTAAGTTTTTACATGTTGGAGAGCCAGCACCAAGAAAAGCTGGACAGATGGTTGTTAACGCATTCACACAATTATACGGAAACAATCCTTCTTACTCTTTAACTATTAAAGCATATCATAATAATACTACTAGAGTATATAATAATTATATAGATAAAGAAATAATAGGTTTACCTAATTATATATATAATAATATTAATATTATAACAGAAGAGTTTACAGAAAGTCAACTACTTCAACTTTATTATGATCATGACGTTTTAGTTTACCCTAGTTATGGAGAAGGATTTGGTTTCATTCCACTTCAGGCATTAGCAACTGGTATGCCAACAATTTGTACTTCTGCTTGGGCAGATTATAAAAAATTTATAGGTCCACTTTCTTTAAAATCAAAACTAACTCAGTCACCATTTTTAAATTTACCAGGATTAGTTTTTGAACCAAACTATCAACACCTACTTGAGCTTATGAGAGATGTTGTTTTAGATTACAACGCTTACTCAGGATATTATTATGCTCAGTCGACTAAGATTCATGAAGAATACAACTGGTTGCAGTTAACTGAAAATTCATTTGATCATATTTTTAAAAAGTTTTCTTAAACACTAGACCTGTAAAAAAAAGTTTGATACACTAGGACTTCACACAAAAATTACACCGCAGGGCGGAGAAGAGGTCGTATATGTCAAGAACTATTGCAAACCCATATGAAAACTTTATTGCATTATCAAGATATGCAAGATGGTTACAAGAAGATAATCGTCGTGAAACATGGGGTGAGACAGTAGATAGGTATTTTGACTTTATGCTATCACATCTCAAAACTATGGACTATGTTCCAGATTCAAAAGTAGTAGCTGAAATAAAAGAAGCAGTATATAATAGAAATGTTATGCCATCCATGCGTTCAGTCATGACAGCTGGAGCAGCATTAGATAGAGACCATGTAGCAGGATACAACTGTTCATTTGTTCCAGTAGATTCACCAAGATCATTTGATGAAACCATGTATATCTTAATGTGCGGTACTGGTGTTGGGTTCTCTGTTGAATACAAGTATGTTAATAAGCTTCCTGCCGTCCCAGATTCATTTGATAAGTCTACAACAGTTATTACAGTTGAAGATTCAAAACAAGGATGGGCAAAAGCATATCGTGAGTTGCTAGCACTACTTTGGTCAGGTCAGGTGCCAGCAATTGATGTTAGCAAACTTCGTCCAGCAGGAGCAAGACTTAAGACAATGGGTGGACGTTCATCAGGTCCACAACCACTTATTAATCTTTTTGATTTTACAATTGCAAAGTTTAAATCCTCAGCAGGACGTCAACTAAAGCCAATTGAAGCACATGACATAATGTGTAAGATTGGGGAAGTGGTTGTAGTAGGTGGAGTCAGACGTTCAGCAATGATCTCTCTGTCAAACATTAACGACATTGAGATGGCATCTGCAAAGTCTGGTAACTGGTGGGAAAACAACACTCAACGTGCTTTATCAAATAACTCTGTTGCGTATTCTCGCAAACCAGAGATGGAACAGTTTATTGCAGAATGGAAATCTTTATATGACTCGAAATCAGGAGAGCGAGGCATATACAATGTGGCCGCAGCTCAAGCCCAAGCAGCAAAGTTTGGAAGAAGAGATCCAGATATTCACTATGGAACTAACCCATGTTCAGAAATTATTTTACGTCCTTACCAGTTTTGTAATCTTTCAGAAGTGGTACTACGTGAAAAAGATACAAAGAAAGATATTCAACGCAAAGTTGAACTTGCAACAATTCTTGGCACCTGGCAATCAACTTTAACTGATTTTAAATATCTTAGAAAAATTTGGAAAGATAACACGGAAGAGGAAAGGCTTCTAGGAGTTTCTTTAACGGGCCAGTTTGGTCACAAGTTTATGTCTGGCAAAGAAGACCTAGTCTCATTAGAAGCATTTTTAATGACACTTAGAGAAGCGGCTAGAGAAACTAATAAAGGTGAGGCTGGGAAAATTGGGATTCCTGAGTCTGCAGCTATCACATGTGTAAAGCCTTCAGGAACAGTATCTCAATTGGTCGGGGTATCTTCAGGAATGCATGCATGGCATTCTCCATATTACATTCGCACAGTTCGTGGTTCAAAGGGAGATCCAATTTCTGTATTTCTTAAAGAAGTTGGTATACCAGTGGAAGACGATGTAATGAAACCAAACGATACATACGTTTTCTCATTCCCAGTTAAAGCACCAGAAGGTGCAATTGTTAGAAATGATTTAACTGCTATTGAACATTTAAATATTTGGTTGGTTTACCAACGTGCATGGTGTGAGCACAAGCCATCTATTACAGTTTCTGTAAAAGAAGATGAGTGGATGGAAGTAGGAGCCTGGGTATATAAGCACTTTGATGAAGTGTCTGGAATATCATTCCTACCCCACTCAGAACACTCATATAAGCAAGCTCCATATCAGGAAGTGAGCAAGGAAGACTATGAAGACCTTGTTTCAAGGATGCCAAAAAGCATTCGCTGGGAAGACCTATCTTTCTATGAGACAGAGGATGGAACAAGCGGTACACAGACCTTAGCATGTACTTCTGACGGAAATTGCGAGATTGTGGATATATCAGCATAGTGGTAAAATATAGTATTGGGTAAAACCAAAATTCCTGGGCACCCCGCCCCGAAATGGAGATAATTAAATGGCACACGATAAAGCCGATTTAAATAAAGATGGAAAGGTAACAATGACAGAACAAATTTTAGCAGCACTTGGAACATATGCAAGAGCTTTTCTTTCAGCTTCAATTGCTCTATACATGACTGGAAATACAAGTCCGAGAGACCTTTTGATGGGCGGATTTGCAGCAGTTGCACCCGTAATTCTAAAGGCACTAAGCCCAAGCAACCAAGAATTTGGTTTCAAATCCCCAACTAAGTAATTAGTCGATTAGAAATACTCCTGTGCTAAAATTGGTACAGGAGTATTCCTATTTAGGAGACTATGGCAAATGGCAGTAAAAAAGAATTTCGAAGTAGATCAAAACGCTACATTTAATTTTCAGATACAGTATACTGAAGATGATGAGGTAACAGCTATTGATCTTACTGGTGCATCGGCAAAACTACAAGTTCGTGATACACAGGGTGGCAACAAACTTGCTTTCACACTAACATCACCAGCGGGTGGAATTATAATCAATGGCCCAACAGGAACATTAGATGTAAAGATGACTCCAACACAAACTAACAAACTCTTTTATCCAAAATCTGCATATGACATTATGGTTATTGACACTAATGGGAATAAGATTAAACTCCTAGAGGGGTTTATTACTCTCAGTAGGTCGGTAACTATATAATGGTCGACAAAGTAATAGTTAAAGAACAAAAAAATAATCTAATTATTTCATCTCCTGGTCCACAAGGACCAAGAGGTAGAACAATACTCAATGGAGTCGGTAACCCAGCAAATAATCTTGGGCTAACTGGAGATTTTTACTATGAAACGACACTAAATAAATTTATCGGTCCAAAGACTAGTGATTCTTCTTGGGCAGACGCAAAAGTAATTATATTAACAAATTCAACTCTAACAACATCCTGGGAACTTGCTCAACTTCAGGGTCCAATAAATGGGGTATACTCAGTAGAAATTATTCACAACCTTGGATACAATCCAAATGTAACTGTGAAATCAAGCGCTGGAGATATTCTTGAAACAGGCATAGATTACAATAGCTTTAATAAAATAACATTGACAATGGCACAGCCATTTTCAGGGACAGCACACCTGTCCTAAAAGGGAGATAGCAAATGGCAAAAAAATATTTAGTTAGTATTGATCTCAACAAGAATGAGTTACTCAATGCTAGAATTCAAAACTTAGGGGCAGCCCCTTCAAATCCAGTATCTGGTCAAGTTTACTACAATACTGGCAACAACATCATGTACTTCTGGAATGGAACAGAGTGGATTTCCACATCAGGTTCACTAGAAGTAATTCAAGATGCTATTGGTCAGTATGTAGAAGGCGGAGTTGGATTAACTCGTTCATACAATGACACAACTGGCGTAACAACCATAGATCTAGATAATACAGCAGTAACTGCTGGAACATACGGGTCTACATCAAAGACAGTAACATTTTCAGTAGATCAGCAAGGTAGATTAACTGCTGCAAGTCAGGCAGATTTAATTGTTCCTTTGAGCACACAGACCACAGGAGATTATGTAGCTACAATTGCTGGAACAGTAAATGAAATTACAGTTTCACCAAATAGTGGTCATGATGCAGCCGTAACAATCGGATTGCCAGACAACGTAGAGATAACTGGTAACTTACAAGTTGGCGGAAACCTTAATGTTATTGGAACAGTTAACTCTGTAAACACTACACAGATTAACATTGAAGATAACAAGGTAAAGCTTAATAGCAATGCCACTGGATCTGCAACTACAAATGCTGGAATAATGGTAGAACGTGGTTCAGACGCAGATGTTGAAATTTTATGGAATGAAGCAACAGACAAGTGGTCACTAACAAACAATGGAGTAGACTATCACTCAATTGCTAGAAAGTCAGTAACAACACTTGGCACATCACAAACATCATATACAGTAGAACATAAACTTGGAACCTTAGAAGTTACAGTACAGGTATTTGATACAGCAACTGGCTCACTTGTAGAAGCAGACATTAAGTTGCATGATGAAAATAATGTTAAAGTTGATTTTGCAGTCGCACCTTCAGCTGGAGAGTTTAAAGTAGTAGTAGTAGGTTAATATGTCTAGACAAATGAAAGTTGCGTTAAACTTACTTACAATGGAAGTAGATCCGTCATCTGGAAAAGAAGGCGATGTCTACTTTAATGTAATTAGCAAAAATTTAAGAATTCACAATGGTGATTCATGGATTGAGCTAACTCCACCAAGTACAGACCCAACTCCATTTTATAGACATACTCACGCATTTGATGGAGAAGTCCATACAATTGATATTCAAAATCCAATCACTTTCTTGGAGTATAATGAAATTGCATCTCCCGCAGTTATCCTCCCAGAAGTTGTTGGAGTAGAAGGCGGAACACCTTCTTTATCAAATGAAAACCCAAGCTGGGATAATCTAACATTATTTGATGGGGGAGAACCAGAAGAAACACCAGAAGACACATTAATTATAGGAGGAGACTCTACAGATTTTGTTGGAGACATCCTTGACGGAGGAGCATCAGTATAATGGCAGTCAGAATAAAACTTAGAAGAGATACAGCATCAAATTGGGTACTAAACAACCCAGTTCTTCTTGCTGGAGAAATAGGAATAGAATCAGATACTAACAAATTTAAAATTGGTAATGGATCAAGATGGAATTCAGTATCATCTTATGCATTTAAACCAGGAGAAGCAAATGGTATAGCAACACTTGATTCAAGTGGTAAAATTCCTACATCCCAACTGCCAAACCAAACCTCAGTATCTGGAGAAATTGCAGCTGCCATAGCTGCATTAACTACAACAAGCCTAACTGAAGGAACAAATAAATACTTTACTGATGCTAGAGCAATTGCAGCAAATGCCTCAATTGTTTCAGGTATATCGACAACTGCCGCAGCAGATGCAACAACAAAAGCTAATGCAGCACAAGCTGCTGCCATAGCTGCTGCCGCAACAGATGCAACAACAAAAGCTAATACAGCACAGGCCACAGCAATATCAAATGCTGAAGGAAAAATTGCAACTGCAAAATCAGAAGCAATAAGCACAGCTTCAAACGATGCAACAACTAAAGTTAATCAAGCTTTGACTGATACAACATCTGCAATCAATACTGCTGTATCAACAGCAATTACACAAGAAGTTGGTAACAGAAATACCGCAATAAGCACAGCTATAGGTAATGAAGTTATAAATAGAAATATTGCAATACAAGCTGAAATTATGGATCTTACAACTTCCGATGTAGCAGAGGGCAGCAGACTTTACTTTACAGCACAAAGAGCTAAAGATGCGGTTGCCCCAGATATTGTTGCAGCAATAGCAGCAATACCAGTGGGAAGCGGAGGAAGCGTAATAACTTCTACTACCAACCTACCAGAAGGAACAAACCTTTATTTTACAAACCCTAGGGCAATTTCAGCATTAACCCCAACAATTAATTCAAGAGTAGCAGCACTACAAACAGCAGATGATGAGTTAAGAACATCTTTAATGGACATGATTGCTGATACAAATCAAGAAGTTACAAATATTGAAAACTCTCTTGGAGATTATGTTCTTGACTCATTAAGAAACCAGCAAAATGGTTACGCAGGTTTAGATTCAACTAGCAAAATACTAGAGTCGGTTATACCAGACACAATCGCAACAAAGCTATACGCAGATAATGCAATTGCAGCACTTGTTGGTACTGCACCTGCAGCATTAAATACAATTGCTGAGCTTTCTGCAGCACTTGGAGATGATGCTAATGTAATTAATTCTTTGACTACAGTAGTTGGCAATAAGCTAAATTCTTCGGATGCGGCAACAACATATGAAACAATTACTAATGTTGCATTAAAGGCACCAATTGCAAATCCTACATTTACAGGAACTGTTTCTGGAATAACAAAATCAATGGTTGGCCTTGGAAATGTTAATGATACTAGCGATTTAGACAAACCTATTTCAACAGCAACACAATCTGCTTTAAATTTAAAAGGATCTCAATCTGATTTAGAGCTCAAAGCACCACTTGCATCACCATCATTTTCTGGAACTGTAGATTTTACAAATGCAACAGTTACTGGAATAAATACATTACCAAATCAATTAGATAATAATGGTAAATTTTTAACAACAAACGGATCCTCTGCATCATGGGCATCGGTTGACCTTTCTCTATATGCAACCCTAATTAGCCCAGTTTTTGCAGGAACAGTTTCATTTGCTAATGCCAATGTTACTTTTGCAGATTCATCAATAGCAAGTTCAGCATTAACTGGATCAATTCCAAATAGCAAAATAGAAACAGCCTATATTGGAATAAATGGTAACGTAGTAAACTTGGGAGAAACAATAACACTAGGTGGCTATACAAATCCTGCTACACCAAATGTACAGAACAAAATTGCATACGGAACATCAGAGACACCTTCTATAGTGAGCCCCGTAGCTGGAGATATTTACATACAATACTGATAGGAGATTAAATGCCGCTAAATATTTGGAATGGTTCTTCGTGGAATCCCTTCAAAAAAATAAAACTTCATGACGGGATTACCTGGAATGATGCTAAGCGCATTTTTATTTATGACGGCACAACTTGGAAACCAGTAACAGAAGTTACTCCAATAAACAAAGTATTGCCAATTATATCTTTACAACCAGATAATTATTTATATGGAGCACAAGAAACCATATCTGTCTCAACTGGAACATGGGATAATTCTCCAACATCTTATAGGTACCAATGGCAAAAAGCTCCTTATTCTGGATCATCTTTAAATTGGTCTGACATTAATGGTAAAACAGAGAACTCGTTATTCTTAAATGAAGATGAATGGAATTCTTCAAGAACATTAAAATATGTTGGATATGTAGTAAGATGCAAAGTTACTGCAACCAATCAATATGGAGATAACAGAGAGCCAGTATATACTTTACCAACACCTATTATTGCCCCACAAAAATTAACAAACTTAACTGTTACAGTTGTAGAAAATGGTGTTGTAAAGATTGATTGGGTAAAGCCAATTGGAGCAAATGATTTCTATCTACAATATCAAGGTCCTGAAGTATCATTTACCCAGGTGCCTTCTCTTGGAGATGTTAACACATATACATTTGATACTGGTAATGCTGATGGGACTATTGGCCTGTTAATTAATCCTTTAAACACTTCCAATGTGAGTGGAATGACAGTAACGGGCTATGGTAAAAATGGATCCGTTAATGACCTAAAGCCAAATAAGCCATCAGTAACAACTACAATGACTGGGGCGAACATGTCTGGCGCAACATTAAACTGGTCATTAAATTTAATACAGCCAACATCTTGGATTATATATAATAATGGGGTTTCATACGCAGGTAGCTTTATGAATGGAGGACCTAACGTAACCTCATATACTATTCAAGAGGTTGGAGTAGGAGGCGCATCGTTTGGCTCATTTACAATAACAATAAATGGAACTGCGCCAAGATTTGATGAGACATCTTGGAGCTCTTCTCCTGGACTTGCAATCAATTACCCAGCGGTACCAAAACCAGTAAATACAGTAGCCCCTACAGTGTCTACATCTAATGGAAGAGTATTTTCTGCAACAACTGGAACATGGACAAACACTTCATCAATATATTCATATTTATATGAATGGTTTGCAGACGGATCACCAATAGATAATATATTTATATATGAATCAGATACAATTAATCTTTATGACACAACAGCTTATGACAACAAAGCAATATCATGTACCGTACAACTTTTGTTAACCGATTTAACTTTAACTACACCAGTGGCAAGCAGCAACTCAGCTCAATCAGTTGTTAAACCACCAACAGTTATTGCGCCAACATGGGCTGGTGGCTCACCAGTTATATCTGGATCAAATAGAGACTGGTCAGTATCAAGTGTTGGAACTTGGAATAATAATCCAACATCTTACTCTTATCAGTGGCAGTATAATGACCAGGGATCAGTTTGGATAAATATAGGAACTGGATCTTCAATAACAACACCATCATACCTAGATGGATTTTCAATTAAATGTATAGTTACAGCAAGCAATAGCGCAGGATCAGCAACTGCAACATCAAATTCTAGAGTTCCTTCTGCACCTGCACCAGTAGCAACTTGGGGTGCATGTACACAGTATAATAACGGAACTGATTATGGATATGACTGTACTGGAACAACAAAAATGACTTGGTCCAGACCAATTTATGGATACAGAGAACAATATTATTTAAATGGAGTTGCTCAAGGAATTTATAGAGACTGTACTGGATCACCAACATATGGAGATAAGACTTATCAGGCAACTGTATATTGGACTTGGAATTCAGCAGATTGCGGATATGTAGAACCTATTGCAATAGAATATTACATTGGAACTTCCTGGTGTAATGCAAACAGCGGTGCATATATATCCGCCCCTTCTGCTGCTGGTCCTTATACTGCATCATCAATGCCAGCAGATGTACTAACTGGCGCATCTAATTCAAGAGAAAAAATAGTTTATAGATCTACCTATGCAGCAGCACTCGCTGCTGCCGCACAAGCAGCTTGTGCAACCGTTGCGTTTTCACCACCACACTTCCCACCGTTCTTCCCACCGTACTTTGGCGGATTCCCATACTTTGCATTTACACCACCACACTTCCCACCGTTCTTCCCACCACACTTCCCACCGTTCTTCCCACCGTTCTTCCCACCTCACTTCCCACCGTTCTTCCCACCACACTTCCCACCGTTTTTCCCACCGTACTTTAGTGGATTCCCATACTTTGCATTCACACCACCACACTTCCCACCGTTCTTCCCACCACACTTTGCTGTTTCACCACCACGTTTTGGATTTAGATACTAATGACACTTTCTGCATGGGAAAACTATAAAGAAAAGCTTGGAGATACAAGACCGTGGGATTTATTGAATCCTAGAACTGAGTATGTATCTGATGATGAAGCGGAATCAAAACTATCTATATGCAAAGAATGCCCAAGATTCATAAGTCTTACAACACAATGTAAAGAATGTGGGTGTATAATGAAAGCTAAAACAAAAATAAAATATGCGGAATGTCCACTAAAAAAGTGGTAATCATAATAAAATATACGATATAATTAGATAAGGTTACACCGCATGGAGGCAACATGGCAACAGATTTTCCAACAACTTTAGATAACCTAGATAATCCGTCGGCAACAGACTCTTTATCTGGTCACGCAGCTCTTCACACAGACATCAATGATGCTCTAGAAGCAATACAGACAAAGGTTGGTGTAGATGGATCTACAGATCCAGACTCATTAGACTACAAGGTCTCAGAGATTTCTACTGCTCTTACAACACTTCAAAATACCACAGACGCTGGAGATATTCTTTTCGGCCTTGAAGGTAATAATGATGTTGTTATAAATGGTATAGAAAACAAAACAACAATTGATACTTTTTCAAAAACAGTATACAGAACAGTAAAATATGAACTTCAGATTACAAGAGGTAATGAATACGTTTCTTCATCTCTAGTGATTTTGAATGATGGTACAAACATAAACGTAGCAGAATCAAACATTATTTCTAATACAAATAACACGCTTGCTTCTGTTACTTTTGAAGAAAATTCAGGTATAATTGGTTTATGCGTAACTCCTGTAGCCGCTAGCGTAACTGCTAGATATTACAGAACTGCGCTTAAAGCTTAACAAGGGGGTTGCAAATGGCAACAGTAAATAAGAACTTTAGAATTAAACAAGGCTTAATTGTAGAAGGTACAACGGGTACAATTAATGGCCAAAATATACTTACAGAAACAGGTGCAGATAATTATATTCTGAATCTTGTTGGTGGAGCAACTCTTGTAAAGTCCGTAGAGGCTACACAACTTGAAGTAAATGGAGCAGGAAAACTCTCCGTAAAATCTGGCGTATTTGATCCAGCAGGTTCAGCAGCAGCAGCACAGTCTGCAGCAGAAGCAACCGCAGCATCTGACGCAACATCAAAAGCTAATGCAGCACAGTCTGCAGCAATTACTGCAGCAGCAACAGATGCTACAACAAAGGTAGCAGCAGAAGCAGCACTTAGAGTATCAGGCGACGCAGCCTCAGTTGCTACAGCAGCATCAGACGCTACAACTAAGGCCAACGCCGCTCAAGCAGCAGCAATTTCTGCAGCAGCAACAGACGCTACAACTAAGGCTAAC